CGTTTCCATCGGCTCATAGCCTGGTTCAATGGCATTGACACGTTCTTCCGGGTACATGCCCGATTCACGCGCCCACGAAATCGACTTGTTCATGACTTCGATCACAAACCGGCCTTCTTGGATTTTGTACACGTCTGTAATATTCGGGTCCGGGAACACGTAAGCAGGGTTGCATACGTCGATCACGGGAAGGCCCATGCCGTCCAACTTGTCCGGGTCGAATAACACACGGAATATTCCCGTGCCGAACTTCATCCGACGGCGTTCATGCACGTCCAACTTGCGGCGCATTTTGTTTTGTTCCTTGACAAACTCCAGAATGATTCGTGCCGTGTCCGCAAATGGAACGTCGCTTGGCGTGCGGCCTTTCGTTTGGATGGCGATGTTCTGCTCAATCAGATACGCGACTTGTCCTTCAACGTTTGGGTTGATCAAGTTCGTGTTGCTGGCCGGGTCGTTGTCCGACTCCGGTTCGTTCGCATCGCCTTCCCAGTACAAATCGATGGTTTCCCACTTCTCGAACAAGCCTCGGTTTTCTTTGTCCATCCACGCGGACCGATACCAGTCGAGCAGCTTGTCCGCGAGCGCGATTTCTTCTTCGCTCATGATGTCGGTGCGCCGGTCTTTCTTGTCCCGGTCGCTGTTGGTTGTAAAAACATCCTCGTCAAGTAATACAGCCACATTGTCACCTTCTTCCTAAGCAAAATAAAATGGCCTGTTTAGGCCGTTACCTTCCGATTTCAACTTCATCCTTTGTTCCGCCTTTCGCCTTCACCGGCGCATACAACCCAGTGTCTTTCGTCTGGTACTTCTCATACGCGATACGGTGCGTTTGGAGCGGCGAGCGAAGGCTTGGTTTACTTCTCCTTACCAGAATAGTTTGCGCGTCTTCTACAGGCTTCTGGCGCGTCTGCGACGGTTCACGCGCAAAGTAGCACATCGCGTACCCGATCAGGATGCCGACGAGCAGCACACCCGCGAAAATCACGAATTTTCACCATCCTTTGCATACGTCGAAACAAATCCGCACGACTTGCATCGGTACTGATACATGCGTATAGGCTTGATGCCCTCCGCTTTAAAGTGGCCACAGTCGTTGCGGGCGCGTTGTACATCATCCGATCCACACGCGATACATTTCATCATCTCGCCCTCCGAATCTCGTATTTTTTGTAGCCCAAATCTTCCAACTCGGTGCCGACGAAAAAGCCTTCGGGTTCCGGTTTCTTCGGATAATGCTTTTTGAAACACAGCCGTTTGAGTGCTTGCGTCATGGCGTCAACTTGGTCATCGTTTGCACCATGCGGAAAGTTCGCGCATTCGTCGATAAACTCTTCCACCCACGGTCGATTACGCGGCAAATAAACGTTTCCAGCTTCGACGTATGGCGCGACTGCCGATGCGCGAGCGATTTTGCTCTCCTTCGGGTTCACGGCTACCATTCCACCAATCTTTCGCCGCAACATGGAAATGATCGCCGGGCCGTTGGCTTTGTCTTCGATGAGTTTCAGCCGCGCGTTCGGCCATTTCTCGGTCATGTTTTCGATTGCTCGCATAGTTTCCGTAATGTCCATCCTGTCGCGCACCTGTTCGACCAGATACACATCCGCGCCGATCCGGCCCCATACTTGACCAACCACGAAGTCACTGCCGTCCGAATCTTTGAACGTGCAGTCCCAACTTTGGATCATTTCATCGAACCGCATTTGTCGCGGGTCGGTATCGTAAAACCGCCACCAGTGACGTTTCAACATCGCGCCTTCTTGCGCGCTCGGACGTTGCTGGTACAAAGCGTTGAACACGTAACTTCCGACATCTTTTTGAATCTGGTTCAGACGGTTCAGGTCAAACCCGAATTCCGGCCAGAGCGGTTCACCCGGCTTTCGGCCCAGCGCGTCGTTTTCTTCCGCAATCGCCGGGAAATTTATGACCGTCCAGCGTTCGCCCGTATGCGTGCCGTTTTCGATTTCTTCGCGCTCTTTGGCGAGCAGTCGCCCAACCAAATCATCCTCATGCCAACGAGTCATGACGATGATGACACGACCGTCCGGGGTTAAGCGCGTGTAAAACGTGGACAAGTACCACTTCCAAATCTTCTCGCGGATCGTCTCGCTATGTGCTTCTTCTTCGTTTTTTACCGGGTCGTCGATGATGCCGATTTTCGCACCGCGCCCGGTAATTGGTCCACCAACACCAGCAGCGTTCAGACCGCCGCGATGGCCTTCGATGCCCCAGCTTTCGGCGCTTTTTCGGTCGGAATCCAGCACAACACCGAACACGTCAGTGTGCTTTTCAAGCGTATCCCGCGCGATCCGGCTATGGTCACGCGCCAAGTCGATTGAGTACGACGCGAGAATGATTTCGTCGTCGGGGTTGCGGCCCAAATGCCACGCCGGGAATTTTTTCGAAACGCGCTCGGACTTTCCGTGGCGAGGCGGCATAGTCACGATCAGGCGTTTTATACGACCCTCAGACACATCTTGGAGGGCTTTGTCCAGCACATCCAAATGCCGGCCGTAAACGTCACGATACGCGCTGTCGTAATCGATAAAATAGGAAAAGTCCGCATACGCACGAGCGCGCCGCACCTCATCCAGTGTCGGGAGTTTGCGCATGTTCCATCAGCTTCCTTTTTAGCAAACTCACAGCTTCGGTATAACTCATGCCTTCGGACATAAGTTGGCGAATTTCGTGTTTAAACACTTGCCTAAAGTGCCCGCGATTGAGCATCTCCTAACCTCCTTGTCATTCGTTTGTTTCGACTTCGTTTTTCTTCTTCATGAATTCGATTTTCACCCAATCCGGCAATACCGCATCCAGTTGTTCACGGAATAGCAAATACAGATTCAAATTGATCCGATTCGTCGAACAAAAATGAATAGGAGACAGGTAATAATGGGTTTCCTGTCTCCCATCGGTTTCGACTTTCACTTTCGCCATCATGCCAAGCCGTATCATCTTTTCGACGAAGTTGTACGCCTGTCGCTTCTCCGTTTTTATGACTTTGGCGATATGCTCGATTCCATACGGCTTGATTCCGCCGTTCCCGCGATAGGCAAGCATATTGGTATCGCGCCACACTTTTTTCGCCAAGGTCGCCATGCGGCCACGATCCGCGAACGTCATTTCGTCAGGAAAATCCACATCATTAAACAGTTTGGTGTGCGCTTTTCTGTTCCAGAACAAATACCCTTTTTCTTCGTCCCACTGGACGTCTACGAATCTTTCTTTCGCTCGTAAGATATACCCCGTATCTGGGTCACGGTATTCAATGCGGCGAAGCATCATTTGACCCACAATGATCACCCTTTCTATCGAGTCAGTGCAATTTTTGTATCAAAAAACACCCGATTTTGCATCGAAAATTGCACAAAACAAAAACGCCGAAACCCCTTGATGCATAAGGGAATATCGGCGCTTTTTCTTCAAAAATCATGCAAAGATACTATATATAACATACATGCATGTCTGCATGCTCAACTTTCATCAGTTTCGACTTTCGACAACAGCGCTTCCAACTGCTTCAACTCATCCGCGCTCAGCTTCCGCAAATCAACACTATGCTGCACTTGGAACGGTTGACCGTCTTTATTACTGATCGTCTGATCGACTTCGTGACGGTCGCGCCACTTGTCTTTTTGCCGGTTCTTTAGCCACGCCATAGCCGCCCCAGTGTCCGGCGCTACTTCTTTCACAACACTTTTTGTCAACGCGCCGTTTTCGTACGTGGTTTCTACATACTGATACCCTTTGGCGCGTTTGTAAAGACTCGCTGCAACTTCCGCATCAGCTACAACCTTCCCGTTTTTTAGGGACTCCGAAAATTCGGGATATTCCTTTTTCCACAAATTCAATGTCGATTCAGTTACCCCGAAAAAATCCGCTATTTCCTTGTCTGTTGCGCCAAGCAAACACAGTTTATACGCTTGTTCAGCATATTCTTTTTTATATTTACTGGGCCTTCCCCGTTTCGCCATCACATTCACCCCCTAAATAGCAAAAAGCCACCTTTTCGGTGGCCTCGCATCAACCTCCCTCCCGCGCCGAGCAAGAGGGTCCGCAGTACATTTTGAAAACTCCGGCTAATATCATTCTATCACGCGAAAAGCGATACATGTGTCACATGTTTGTCATATTATTCAAAGTTCAGTTTTGCAAACCCACCATACATTTCTTTTGCGTATTTGTCGTATGCTCTCGCCGCTTCTTCTGCTGTCCTAAATGTCCCTATATGTTTCCTTCCAATCCTCGCAATATATTTCTTTTGACATACATCGTAATAGACGCCTTTATATCCAGAGTTATTCCGATGTTTGCTATTACACATGTTCTGTTGATGTGTGCAAACCCGCAAATTTTCTCGCCTGTTATCGAGTTTGTTGCCATTGATATGATCGACGACCATTCCTTTTTCTGGCTTCATAATTTGTCTGTGCATGTAGATTATTTTTCCATTTTCTGATCTTGCGGCATAAAACGTGCTCAAAGACCATTTGTATTGGCTCAATTCTTCATAATCCTCGTCACTCACAAGCGTTTCCTCACCATTTTTTAGTTTAATAATCTTCATCGGTCGCACCCCCTGCAATATACAAACTAACTAGCCGGGGCTTTCTTTTTGTTTGAAACGACATTACGAATATAACCCGCCGAATATCCCAGTTCATGCGCGATTTCTTTCAGCGTTTTCCCCTCCACATAGCGAAGGTATGCGATCCTGCCTTCCAGGCTTTTCATATTCCGCATCTTCGCTTCCATTTTTGCCTTAACGACACGCTTTTCTTCCAACAGTTCCGTTATCCGGGCAATTTCTTCGTGTATCTTCCGTATGCGCTCGTTGTACAGCCTATCCAGTGGAATATGCGGAAAATGCGTAACCGGCTCGTCCGAATACTTCGCCACCAGTTTGTTCCTCGGCCCCTCCATGCGCTGAATCCACATCAATTCCCGTTCCAACTCTCGTATGCGAATCTCGTACATCTCTATGTCTGTCACAAGATCATGGTACAATTGGATTGCTTTCATGTGTCCCCTACACCCCTCAAAGTGTGGTATAATCAGGGTGTGTAGGTGTTCCATTCTTTTCCCCCGGTCGGCCTCACCGGGGGAGTTTTTTATCTCCGTTCCCACTTCTCCAGCACGTCTCGGGCGCGTTGGCCGTCATCATACTTACCGCTTGCATACATCTCCAACACCGTCCGAAAGTCCGCGGTCTTCTCAGCGAATTTCGCAAGTATCATGCCGCTTGATGCCGACATGCGCTCGATCTTCGCGTCCTTTTCCGCCAATTCCCGGCGCAACCGCTCAATCTCATCCCCTTGCTCCACGTTTCGGTCCGCGAGCATCATGCTTGTTTCAGCGCATTCTTTGTGTTTCTTTTTCCAACGTTCCAGTTCGGACAGTAGGAATGGAATCCATGTGCCTGCATAATCACTAAGCACCGACAACGCCCGATCATACTCCGTCTCGCTTCCTGCGCCCATGAAACGTGATACAACTTCCCGAATCTCCGCCAACGTCTTTTCCCGCTCACTCATGCCCGTCGTCCTCCTTCGCCTTTCGCCCAACTTCTCGCATTGTTTCGATCAATTTGTTTCTCAGATTCTTGGTATCCTCGTCGAGCGGTTCAAAATCGTTCTGATTGACCGCAATGCCCCTAACTTCTCGATCAATCGCGCTCATCGGTTGCGGCCTCCTTTCCGCCTCTTTCTAATTCATCAATCCGCCTATGCAGACGATGAGTTTCCAAAACATGACCAAATCCCAATACAGCGAAACACCCCATCAATAGGATAAAGGAGAAAAACAAGTCGCCTTTGGTCACAAACTCGTTCATACGCTTTCTTCTCCCCCTTCCAGCGCAAGCAGGGCGGCTTTCTCTGCCATCCTCTCCTTGAGACTATCCCGCACCTGCCGCGCCAGTTTGAGTGCCTTGTATCGGCTCTCGGCCTCTTTCTGGCCGCTAATGGTCGA